TAATTTCACTTTGAATGTCGATTTATTCTTCGTTGTGTCGGTGGTTAACCCCACTAATAAATGGCCATGTGCAGATATATTTTTGAAAATAGAACGTGTCTTGGCATTGCCAATATATTGCATCATTTTATTACTAGCTGAACGGTTTGCTCCATTGTTAGCAGATCTCCACGTGGATTCATCAAACTGTATGACGAAATTGTGTGGCGCTTCAGTATCTGCCACATTACCATAATCAACAACGACACGCGACTGATCATAACCTAAAGCCGCTGGCCCTAAGTCTGTTGATATTGTGCAGCTTTCAAACGACACACCGCCGTTATTGAAAACACCAAAAACAACAACACCACGATACTTCTTATTTAGATTGTCAGGGTCGAATACGTTACTAGAGGACAGTTGACACCCGCTGAAATTAAACTGTTGTGTGCTGCCTGAAGCCAACCCGTTACCTTCATTCAGCGCTGCGTTAGACTTAACATAAAGAACAGTCGCTCCACCAAATTCAGCACCAAAACGGCAACCACGGAATGAACCACCTGCAGGCTCGTCTGCTAATTCGGCTTGATACCAGCACATTTTATTTGTCTTGCTTGGGCTAGGGTCGTTGTAGATAGGAACATAAATGCCACCCTCAACACACAGGCGTCCAGCAAAAGTGATACAAGGGCTGTTCTGGTCATGTGTAAACCAACCACCTACAATATGTGTCATATCACAAAATGATTTAACCATTTGCTTAACGCCGATGGTGGTTTTGCAGTCTTCAATCGTCAATATTACAGATCTAGAAACTGTGTAATTAACAGTGTCTATGCCGACATCAACATCTTTAAATCCACACCGTTTAAATCTCCATTGAGAATGGTCGGTTACATCGTCGTTCTTAACGCGGAAGCATGTTTGATATCCATCTAACTTAACACCTTCTATTTCGAAATCAAATAGACGTTCAGTCAAACAATCCATGAAATTATGTGCTTTGTATGTACTGCATTGAAATAGGGTAGTACCCACACTCTTAACATCCACCCCACGAAGGATTTGAATCACTGCCGATGTTTTTGCATTACCGTTTGGTAGAATTAATTTAAAATTGGTGGTGCCGTAATAGCCTTCATTGGTGATTTCAGAATACCTAGAGTTGCAATATTTCATGGCAGCATTAATGGAAGCGGTTGCATCAGGAAGGGCTAATAAGTTATTACCATCATCGGATACTAGCATACCAAAATAACTAGCATGCACGCCATTTGACACATCAAATACTCTGACATAACAACCGTTACCTGTACCTGTCCAATTTAAAAGGGTTGCTACATTAGTAGGAGTACCATCCCATGCAGCAATTGCTTCCGGCGCTATTACAGTTCCACCGTTATGCTTTGTTTTACTTAAGGTAGGGTCGTAATAAAAATGACCAAACCCTTGCGTGTCGGTATTAGCATAAAAGCCTTTCACTAACATGCTAGTCCCAACAATAGGGATTAAATTCTTAATCCCATTGATGAGTTTCAAAGCCGGTACCAAACCTAAGTCATCGGTACTCACGTTAACCGTTGAACTTAGGTTTTCTATGTTATCTACCTTTAAAAGAGACATATCAAATTCCTATATTATTTCTTTATATTTACTTAGGTTTGAGTGCCGACGATTACACCATCAGTTTCTGAAGTAGGTGTACCATTTAATTTAATTCGAACTTTCCAGTTAGTCTCATCTACGAATAATGTCGAGTTACCTAAACGTAAACCATTCTGCCAAGTAGCACCCACACTGAATGGGGTAGTAGATGAAGATGGTACGTTATGAGGGAAACTGTTGTTGAATATTCTTGCTTTAGGCATACCTAAGTTGGCTAAAGGCTGAGCACTGTTACCTACTGCTGTACATTCAGATATAGATATTGCATCCGTTGTGCTTGCTTCTAATAGGATACCAATGTTTTGTGTAGGCGATGATTGGTAATCACTGAAATTGCCGTTTGTGATGGAGCCAGTTCTGTTGGTGCCGCTTCTAACATAAATGCCCGCACGTTGGCCTGCGATTGCTGCCTGCCCACTGTTTATCACACTGATGTTTGACATTCTAAGATCAACCGATGCTCTAGTAATAATACCAAACGTGGCAGCATTTTGAACATGGATATTAGTTGCCTTTAAATGCTTACAGTCAAAGTTGATTGCAGCAATAACAGTAGATGACGTTGCAGTATTACCATCCACATCAAAGTTAGATGCGTTAATTCTATCAAATCCAGTTAGTGATACACCGTATGTATCGTAAGTTCTACCAGTACCACCTGAGACTTGCACATTGCTAATGTTCAATGCTTTAGAAGGTGAGCTACCTACACCATAAGCAAATACGCCTATCATGTTGCTTGACCAGTTACCTAAACCGTACCCGTCTACAAAAATATTAGACACGTTGATATTCTGGTTACCTGCCAATATCAGGCCATGTGACCTTGCTCCACGAATAGAAATGTTATGGACATTAATATTCTTAGTCTTATAAGATATCAGCACTGAACCATAAGACTCACCTGTTCGTTGGCTATCTTCAATAGACAGGATGTTTGAGATATTGATCATATCACGTATAGGCTGCTCTGGGGTGTCTGCACCTGAAATTTCAACAGCAAAGCCATAAGTAGCATTTCTTCTTGTGGTGATATTACTAATCTGAGCAGTACCACATAGACTTGAAGGATTAGATGCAATTGTTTTAAATATCACTGCTACGCCTAAGTCTTCAGTCTCTTCCGCCACAATGTTGTTGACGTATAGGAAATCTGATGTTGGATAACCAAAGCCGGATAAGGTACCAGCAACTGATAAACCATTTCTTGTAGCACCTATCACATTCCCTGTCAATTTATTTCTAGACAGGTTGCAGTTGGTGATTGAAATGCGTCTGCAATACTGAACATAACAACAATCGTTCGAGGCATATTCAGAAAACAAGTCATCTACAGTAACACCATCTACATAACGAATGTAGACGTTACTGCCTTTATATCCAGTGCCTGCGCCTAGCTCAGGTGCATACCCAGCATTAATGCCATTACCATCAATGTAGATGCCAGTGAGCTTCACATCTTTACCGATGTTGGCTGAGTTGTATGGCATACCGTTTCTTCCAGGTATTACCATCTCACCATAAGAACCGTTAACGCCTTCAGTGTGTACGCCGGCCATGAATAGGTCAGTATAATGCCCGTTAACACGTTTAACCTTAGTCAGCTTCTGTAATCCACCTGCGCCTGCTAAATGACCACCTGATGGAATATAGATAGTCAAGTTGATCATATAAAAATTAGGCGATGGATCTAAGAATGCTACTTTAGACATAGAAGTAGCAACATTCAAACAATGTTGGATTGCTAATCTATTATCAGGGCTAGATGTGTGGGCACCAAATAAAGAACATGATAGATGAGCTGAGTTATCTAATATACGAACAAAGCATCCGTTACCAGTACCAGACCATCTTAACAATGTGCTAAGACCACCTGCACTGCCATCCCATGCAGCAATTGCTTCCGGTGCTATAATTGTTCCACCATTGTGCTCCAATTTATTTCTAGCAGGTTCGTATACAAACAATCCCCCACCTATATCAGAGTTGACATAAAAGCCTTTAACTCTAATTGATACGTTAGGTGTTGCTGTTAAATTTTTAATGCCATCTACAAGAGATGCTGATTCTAAAACTGTGGTCTTTTGGACGACACCTGGTATTTCTTGGACTTTTAATAAGTCCACTGTATTCACACCAAATGCGCCATTAACAGTTTCTATTCTATTGACGTTAATCAATGACATTTTTAATCCTTAGACCGCAGTCAAGTTTATTTTGAATGTACCAGCACCGATACGAATTCTAAGCTCACCACCTGGAGTGATATATAACGCATCCGTGAAGTCAGTAACACTTAATGTTGGTATCACAAAAGGTTTTAGGAATGTAACTCTATCACCAGCATTGCCGTAACTTTCAATTCTGAAGAAGTCTACTTCAGCATTTGCTGCTTGGTTAGATGTACTACCAAATTGCCAGTAGTCGCCATTGGCTCTTTCATAATGGTATCTATTAACATTGTCTGAAGTAATTTGCATCTTACCATAGTTGGATGCCTGGTTACCTATTGAACGTCTAGTAACGCTACCCACCAATTGAACGCCATGTAAATCTGCCTTCTGCCCAGCTAAGGACACAAACGACATTCCACCCCATCTCTCAGTGTTCACTGGTATTTTTGAAACCTGCCCACCGTTGAATACATCAGTAGAGCAATCAAAAAATGCATATCCTGCAATATTGTCACCTATAATAACTGGGCCTACATTGTAGATATGAGGAACAACATCGTTCCAATAATGAACTGCTTTATATCCTGTTGGTCTACCACACCAGCTGATTGAGTGATTTAGGATGTTGATGCTATAACAAACACCATGAGTTAACAGGAAGCCCACATCGACTGCTTCTTGGTGAAGGTTGTTTATAGACACACGATATATCATGCCTGCTTTAATACCATGCCCACGGTTGCTAGGTGTGGTTCTTGGGTCACCATCGGCACTAACTCGATAGACGTTCTCTGTGTATAAACAATCAAACTCTAATAGACCAGTAGGCCCGCCAGGATTGTGTAATTGTTGGTCTATCTCTACAGCAGCACCATTACCCACTTCACATGCGTTAACCCATAATAGCCCAATCTTGGTGTCATACGAATATTCAAAACTGATGCCTGTGCCGTAATTGTTCCAGATAAAGACGTTGTCAATATATGAACCAACAAATACGCCCCACCATGCAATTGCTTCTTTCATTTCTGAAGTATTGGTTTTAGTCAGGCGGTTACCTTCAATACAAATACCAGTGATTGAGTAATAATGTGTCATCACTCCACCATAGTATTTTTCAGTTGCTATAACTGGCTGATTAAGGTTAGGTGCTTTAACTAACTTGGTAGCAGTGGCGTCGTCAAATACAGATGCACCTGATATACTGCAACCTCTAAGTAATTTAATACCTGTTGCTATATTCCAAGCACCTCTAGGGAAGGACAAGTCTATTGCGCCCAACTTAGAGAATATCTTGTTGGCAATGTAGCCGCAGTCAACGTTTACTGATTGAGTGCCACCGAACATGGTGATATTGATTGCTGTGTAGTTGGCTCTAACGAAACAACCATATCCAGTACCAGCCCAATCCAATAAGGTTTCGATATTCAAATCACTGCCATCCCATAAAGCAATTGCCTCAGGTGCAATAATTGTACCGCCGTTATGGCTCGCCTTATTCATATTAGGATCGTAATAGAAATCACCACCGCCAGTAGATGTCCCTACATAGAAGCCTTTCACTGTGAGTGTGGCGTTAGGTGTAGATGGAAGTTGCTTAATACCATCTAGAATTCTGAATGCCTTAGCCTCAATACCACCTACCTTAACGGTAGACGTGTTGGAAGCTAAGTCAACAAACTTTTGTTTTAAATCGGGCACTTCTTTAACATAGACAAGTTCCGTGGTAGGAACTGTAACTGTGCTAGCAGTATCCGATATCAAATTGACTTTAATCTTTGACATAGTTGCCTTCTCTTTAAGACGATTGTTTTGCTTGTTGTTCTAATTTGTCTCGCATTAGCATGATGTATACATCGCGTTCCCACGGTAACAAAGAGTCGAGTTCGGACACTGTAAAGTTATTCACGAACCCTGCATCTTTATAAAACACGGTATTAAGGTTGTCTTTGTAATAAGATATTAGCGACTCATGGGACATCGCTATTAGAAAAAACTTTGCAAACCTTCTAATACCACTTCGCGAGTTTCGCCCGTAGGTAATGGCACTTTAATGACATGAGATAATTTAGGCATAGTGTCAAAGAAGTCTTTAATCTTTAACAGCCCTTTCATATCAATGTCGCCATAAAACTCTAACAGGTCAGCTTCCGAGACATCCTTGATATACGTCACGTCACCATCTTTTGTGAATACAGATTCAATACATCTCATTGGCAGTTCATCGTCCGGATATTCAGATGCTTCGAACGATGGATATTTCATTTGAATACCAATGTCATCAGTCAGCATGAATTTGTTAGTGTGGTTAGGGTCCGTCTTAACCTTAACTTCATCCAAGTTGATACTGATGTCAATAAACTTAGAAACTGGCTTACCATCTTCTTCATGGTCGAAGCGATATCTAATGTTAGAAACCTCAGACACAGACTTCGAACGTATTCTTAAAAATAAGTCCTCTAAATCAAACGTAGACAAGAGATCTACGTTTAATTTGCCTAGGGTACATGCACTCACAATTTGTTTAACTGCGTCGATTACAACGCGATTGTTCTCTTTCTCTTGTTTTGCTAATAGCAGTGTCTTTTGTTCGTTGTTGGTGAATGCACGAAACTTAATTTCTTTGCCTAAGCCTACTAGGCGGTGAGTGTGTAATGTGTGGGTTAATTTAGGTAACATGCGTTATCCTCCAAAAATGTTAAGAGCTCCGTTTATATATGTAGACAGTTTGGATTTATCATTAGGGGTGACTTTGTTATTACTTTCCATGCTAACCTTAGTCTTATTGATTAATGACACCGTTCTGCCTGCAGATAAGCCCACAGAGTTCTCTATAATTTTATTAACCTGGTTGTATACGTTGACACCTTCACCTTCTAGGTCCAGCCCAGTATTTTGCTTAAGGTACTCTAAACCACGTTGCACAACTGGATTGGATAATATTGGTGTTAGGTAAGGGCCTAATGGAGTTCTAGATAGGCTGCCGAAGAAGTTGTCTTTCTCTTGTGAAACGTCATAGTTCTCCCATCTCTTATAGGCGAACTGAGTCATTAATTCATGCACGTTATTCATCTCAGCATTAGACAACACCATTGGGTTAGTCATAACAGGAAATGCGTCATGTAATATTACACCGTGAGTAATGTTATCTTCCGCGTCTAACTGGAATACAGTAATAGACACAGCATAGTCTTTGAAGTAGCCAACTTCATGTGTGATAGGATCCACTATCAAATTCATCCATGCGTCCAGTATGTTCTTTTCATACATGTCTTGTGACACTTTGAAAGTGAACTGTTGGTTGCCGTATGTAATTGAACTACCTACCTTGAAGACGTCACCGTTATACTTACCTTCAGACGTGTTGATAGTCTTACCCGGCAGCTCTGTTTGCATACACATAATCTCAAGTCCTCTGGTAAATTCAGTATTACCTGGACCTGTGAATATACGAACCACTTTCACTATGCTACCAATTGCTTCTGCTAGTTTAGATTTGTTAGGTGATGCTGACACTGAGTTGAACTTCTCGTTCAACTTCTCTGGAAGCGGAATAATGATTTTGAATCTATTAGTCCTTGCGAGCCCATGCTTTTGGATATGAGCAGCAAATTGTTTATATGTAGACATTATTGGTTTCCATGATAAATAGTCAAATATCTAATAAGAGTATTTATACATGGCAGACGAATATGTGAATAAAACTGGGACGGACTTAGAAATCCTGCAGAAGATAGAGCAAGCATGGAAATCTAACAACGAAGCTGACCAGAAAAGAAATACAACCAAGTCATTAGACTGGTTTAGAAAGTATGTTGGCCGTTCTTTCAACAAGATTGGTACAGGCACAATGTTCCGTGATAGATCTTTATGGTCAACCAAACTCGTTCCAGGTAAAATGTTCTTTTTTGAATACGACCCTAAATGGAAAGAAGAACTGCCTGTGTACGATAGATATCCACTTGTATTTCCTTTTAGCAGCTATGTTGCTAAAGACGGTATGCAAATTGTATTAGGTCTGAACATGCACTACCTTCCACCTGCGTTAAGAATGGTAGCATTCAAAGCACTGTTAAAACTCAGAACTGAAAAGAGGTATAGAAAAAATACCAAGTTAGAGTTAGAGTGGAGTGCGTTAAAAACAATGGCAGAGTCCAAATACTTTGCACACGCTGTTCATGCTTATCGAATGGATCATGTTAAATCAGTCTTTGTAGAGATACCTGCTCCTGGTTGGGAACTTGCTTTGTTTCTACCTACAGCACGTTTCATGAAAGGTGGCAAATCACTGGCATGGAAAATTTAATCAATAGAGGTATACAATGATTAATACATTAAACAATCTAAGGCTAGCACAAAGAAGTGCCAGTCTTAGAGGCAATACAGACCCTAACCAGACCATAGCACAGTTGCAGAGTATCTTAAGAGAAGCATTGCATGTGCAGTCATCTGGTTCAGACTTCTTTGCCAACCGTGCTGTTAAAGAATTAAAACAAATTAGACAGGACATGGTTGCAGGTGGTATTAATGCTGGTTCTAGAACAGGGCAAATTGCAGGTACCTATAGCCATGTAATTGATCAGTTAGAAGCCATGATGGATAAGTCTAACAAGACTCAAGGCAACATGGATAAGGCTATTGATACAATCAAGAGTTCTTTCCCATCCACTGACACTTTGATTGGTGCATTAATGACAGCCAACCCTATATTGGGTTATGGTGTTAAAATTGTCCGTGACATTAATTCATCTAGAAAGGCTGCTAAGGCTAGAGAGCTCGATGAACGGAAACGTCGACTTGCAATTTTAGAACAGCAAGAGCAGTTCATCAATTCTCAATTAGAGCTGGTTGACCAACAAGAAGAAGTGGTTAAAAAAGAAGAGGCAGCAATACCTAAGAAAGAGCGTAAATCCAGAACTCATGGGTTGTATACGCCTTTATTAGAAGAAATTAAAAAAGAGATTAATGGGCTTAAAGACCTAATCAATAACGACGTTGCTAACCCTGCATCTCAACTTCAAGACCAAGGCACAATCACTGTATCTAATTCTATTTTGGAAAGGTTAGAGTCTAACCGTGAAATGATTGTTAGTGACCTTACTCAGTTGAGCGCTGCTAATGATCCTATCGAACAACAAGAAGACTTGGTAAGAGTACAAGAAGAATCTGCTGATAGGATAGTGGACTCAATTACTGGTTTGGCAGAGCAAGAGAGACGTGCCGAAAATGCCAGACTGAGACGTGAGAAGTTAACTAGAACCACTGGAAGGCTAACCCCTTATTCTGCTCCAGGTCATGTTCAGTCTAATGCAGTAAGTGAGCAAAAAGGCAACCCGTTTTTAGGTATACTGACAGCAATTCGTGCCTTAGGTATGTTATCTATTCTTGGTACAGGTGCTGGCTTGTTGACTGCATTAGTATCACCTATTAAAGCATTCTTTGGGTTCATTGGCACCTTTGGTAAAATGTTAGTGAGAGTGGGTAGCAAGCTGTTATTACCATTAGCAGTATTGACAATGATATATGACTTTTTTGAAGGGTTCTTCGATGCAGCAGAGTTCTTAGGTAAAAATGAAGGTGATGTGTCCTTAGGCGACAGGATCATGGTAGGTATCTCTAATATCATTAGTGGTATTATGGGTATATTTGATTCCATTGCAGAGTTGTTTGGGTATGACTTGTTTGACATGGAAAATATGACGAAGAAAGTGTATGACGTCTTTATGGCAATACCAACTCATATCATGAACTTTATTGATGCTATTGCTACTACAATTGAGTCCGCATACGATGAAGCTGTTGGAAGTGTGGTAACGGTGTATGATGAGATTGTAAACAAGTTTAGAGACTTGTACCACGCAATAACTGGTAAGGTAGACCAATGGATAAAGAACTTTAACGAGTTTAGTTTAATTGATTGGATGGCATCTACAGTACAAGGCGACACTTATGTACCTACAGATCCTAATTTTGATTATAGCAGCCCTGAGTATCAAGAGACTGCTAAAACTCAACGTGAGCAATATGGTAGGGCGTTTGGTGAGATTACAGATCCAATTAGCAACCAATACAAAACTGCTGAGATAGATGCGTTAGCGACAAAGATAATTGCTGAACAGGCGGCTAAAGCGAAAGCCAACTCTATAGCAGTTAACGCTCCAACATCAAATTCAACATCTGTCAATAACACCATCGTACAAGATAGGAATACAGGGAATAACAACCCTAGATTGAAACTTGGCGGGATATAACGAGAGGGGATTAACCCCTCTCTTTAAACTTATCTATCATCTCTAGAGCACCCACAAGCTCATGCACAATAAACTTGGCTAGATCTTTTCTGAGTTCGCCATACGGGCCTGTATAATAACCATCGTTGAGATACCATATTTGGTCAGCTAATAAAATGTTGCTTGGATCAGGTACAGGGAAACATTTATCACCTGAGTAATGATACCATAGAGGGAACATGTCCCGAATACCATATACACCTATCTTTCGGAAGTATGCACATAGCCCGTTGTGATATTCACGCTGTTCTAAATCAGCAGGAACGGCTTTCAGTATGTTTATCCACTCTCTTGTTGTTCGTGTATCACTTGCGAGTTTCTCGATAACCCTTAGAACCTCTGATGAAATTTCAAGTGCTATACGTTTAGCGCCCCACCCAGTGAAGTAAGATTTTTTGCAACGTAGAAAATGTGCTATGCTGCTCATGGCAATGTTATCCTTTTATAAAGCTCTGATTTGCTTTAAGGCCGTTGTTAGTTCTTTGTGGAAGAACTTTGCCAAATCCTTTCTCATCTCCCCATATTCACCCTCAAACAAGGTGCCATTCAAGTTATGGTGAGTGTAAGCGTTACCAGGATCCATCTTACCTGATGGGTAAGGGACTGGAAAGTTGGATCGACCAGTATAATGTTCCCACTCGGCAAATATGTGGTGTGTTGCTATGCCAGTTGATAATAAGGAAATACAGAGTCCACCACGGAGCTGGTTGTTCATGCATCGGTCTAACCATCTATCAAGATACTCTAGCCAGCGATCAATAGATTTGTCTGTGTCCAGCATACTGTTTAACGTTGCTTTCACACTCGGATCAAAACTATCCCATAAGTTTTGAGTCTTAGGAAAGAAGAAAGACACGCATGGGTGCGTCCAAAATTTCATATGGTGTAAATGTTTCATATCAAGTTACCTCTGGATTCTAATTTACGGATCATTGCAGAAATTTTGTTAGTAATTGCAATGCTTAACTGATAGTGGTTGTCGCCATAAACACTGGCCCAATGGTTGTTATCGGACTCTGCTTTAGCAAATGCTTCTGCTGGTGTTAGGCCGGCATAAGGATGTCCGACTACCACTGGGAATTTAGGATCATTTGTATACGCAGAACAATTAGATGCCAGTCTAATTGCCGGCTTTAATGCGAAGTGAGAAAGCAGTGCATTAATGTGTAACTGTTTTTCAGTGTGGTCGATAATCAATCCAGCAACATACTGGCTTCTTGCAGCCATGTATAGCTTATCGTTGAGTTCTGTTAAATTCTTCAGCGTGAATTCAGAGCTTATGTTGAGAAGGAACTCGTACTCATACGAGTTCAAAATATAACGGTTAGCAATTGCTACAGCACGTAAAGACATGCGTTGAATGATAAGACGCTTAATTGCCCACATAACGTACACTCCCACGTGAAACTAGAACAATTTCGCGCTCTACAATTCTAGATCGTAAAATTGCATTGCCTTTTGCATCAAATGCGTCACCATGAGAGTTTACTTTGTCCACTCTGAATGTATGGCCTTTAGCGTAGACACTGTGACCGTTCACTTGAAACTGCCAGATATCGCCTATCTTAAAGACCGTTGATATTAAAGAAGCTAAATGCACAACCTGGCCTGGAATAATTCGTTCGTGTGTAACGCAGTGGCCTTTAGTGGTTACTGCAAAACCTTCTGCGATATCTACTTGTGCTATCACAAATTCTTCGCCGCGTTTGATATAGGCATGATCTGAAGCCTCCATGCGCCATGCATCACCGACCTGGAATTTTTTGCCTTCCATTATGCACCTTCCCGACTTACCAGAACAAGATGGCCTAATCCGATGCGTTCCCATGCAACGTAAATGTCGCCTGCTAATTCTGCATCACCACAAGAATCTACCGCGAGAACTGTGAACTCTGCACCTGCTTTCAATGACTTGTGATCATGTGAAACCATTTTCCACACGTCGCCTACTTTAAATTCTTTTGCTGCTGCCATTTCAATTCGCCTTATTTCATTGTGTAAAGTTGATAAACACATAGTAAAAGAAAAGGGCCTATGTGTCAAGGCCCTTTTTTAAACTTTTTAGCGAGTGTAGACTTTGCAGTCATGTCCTGCAATCAACTGGCGATATTGGATCCAGTGTTTGAAGTTGCCTGAGTACAAATTGAACTGTCTGTCCATATGAGTTACACCTTCTTGCCACTCTTCGACTTCGAACAGATCTTGATGCCATACAGGGGTAGTCATTGGACTTGCCTGATGTTCACAAGGTGAAGCATGGCATGGATCATCGTTATCTTGCTCGATGTTTAGTTTAGCAAATACATCTTCGGCCTTCTCTAAAGTGTCGTTCAGTTTACGGTAAGACACTTGAGCACAGCAAGACGAACTGATCATCAACGCTTCGTGTAATGTGTAGCCATATGAGTCTATATTCGACTCTGTTTCTGACCAATAGCCGTCTTTGTAGTAAGGGACATGCCACTCACCTGGTATTAATGATCTAGGCTTGCTTTCCGTCACTGCTTGTAACATGGTGTTTGCTAAAGCATGGATGGTAGGGTCTGCCATTTCATGTACACGAAGATGGAAGAAGTTGTCATAAGACGTAGCAGTAACAACGGCTTTCATATAAGAGAACGGTTCAGTCAGACGGTTAACAACTTGCTTATGGTAACCAGCGGCATCCATTTGTTCAGCAAACGATACAGCAGATGCCGCAGCAAGATCCCACCATTCGTCGGCTGTATAACCTGCAGCAATAAGGTTGCTGTTTGTTTCAAACGCTTGCATACCAGGCTGGTTAAGGCCCCAATGTGCAGGACGTGCTGGATTCTCACGAATCATTGCTAACATTGACTTAACTGGCACTGCACGTGAAGATGCGGCATTTCTAGAAAAGACGCGGTGAGTCATAAACTCGGACCATATAATTCGTGGAACAACAATTTCTAATGTGACGATACGCACGCCACTCAAAGAAATCGAATCGGCAATAACTTCTGCCGTGATGGTTGGATATTTCATGTTAGCCTCTGTTTGCTAAAAAGAATGATACCATAGCGTAACTGTCCACAATGTCTGAGACAGGGCTATCGCCTGGCTTACATTTAAGTAAGTCATCTATTTTAACATTAGGCTCTCTTGTCGTCAACGACTCAAACATCAACTCTTTCTTTGCGTTACCTTTACCAGTGAAGTGTTTCTTAACCTGGGTTGGGGCTGGCGTGATAAAGTCAATACCTGCTTTCCACATTTTGTATTTCAGCAACCCGATGTTCTCTGCAATATTAAACACTCTACCTGCAGATGAGCCCATCGAATAACCTTCAAGACAAGCGGACTTGACATTGTATTTGGTTAAGATCTTAATGCCCCATTCTGATATATCATCAAAACGTTGCTGCTCATTATCCCAAGGTGACATCATAAACCCATGTAGGTTGCCAATGTCCACGTCAAATTTATTTTTACCAATGTAGAAAAAGAATTGACAATTAGCAAAAGTGAACTCCTTTTCAGTATCGTAAATGCAGATTGCGGGGCATGACATTGACCAGTCTAATCCAGCTACTATCATTCAGCTTCATCCTCAGATGCATCTTCATTGAAGTCAATTGGACTAGCACAGAATGGGCAACAAGATAGTTCTTGTAAGTCTTGTGGTTTAATTGCTAAGATGAATGGGTGATTGCACTCACCGCACTTGTGTTCTATTCTAAGTAAAGCCATTTTTAATACCCTCTATAAGTTAGTTATCTCCTATACTTATAGAGGGAATTTGAGCTACTCTTCAGATTCTGGAACTAAAGACTCAATTTGTTGAGCCTTTTCAACTCTTTCTTTCAGTTCATCGGCAGTTAGATATAAATCAATGCCTGCCAGGATAGAGTCAATTTCTTTTGGTGTGATGTACGGTTCGTACAGGTCCCGATATAACTGTTCAACAAGAGAAGAAACTGCGTCATTACTTTTCTTGTTTTCTGAGATTTTACCATACCCGCCAGAGGATGCGTCGTGTGCCATAAAATGTGCGTAAGGCTGAACCACTATAGAGTCGCCTGCAAACAAAATAATGGTACCTGCTGATGCTATGTTGCCATCTGCGTAAGTGATAACAGTTGCTTCACATCTTCGCATAGCATGGATTAAACTAATTGCACCATCCAAGTCACCACCCGGTGTGTTGATGTACATATGAACCACATCATGTTCGGTGCAGCTGTCCATAATGTCAATCCATTCACTGTAAAACTCAGGGCCTTCTACTTCACCGTATAGGCGAAAAATAGGCTCGTTAATAACAGCCTGAGTCTGTTTGATGTATGGTGTGACTGCCATGGGGATAGCAAATTGTGATACCCCTTGTTGATTCTTTATACTCGCCATTTGTTGCCCCTCAGCGTTACGATAGTTCTCTTACCGTTCTTGTAGGTCACGATTGCGCTGTGCGTCCAGTTGCTGGCGCCGCGGTTGTAACCCAAATCTAATTTAGACATTGTCCCTGCTTGGTAAACTCCATCTATAATACGGGCAGAGTGTGAATGGCCAATGTTATAACGCTTGCCAAACCTCGTGTAGGTTTGTGCTGAGCCTCTAGAGCCATTAGGCCCTAAGTCACCGTGAGAACCACATTCAACACCATCAGATCCGCATATCATAAAAGACTCATCTGTCCTTAAGAATCTAATACTATTTAACGACGGATCTCTTGACTTCACAGCATACTCAAATACCGAGAATTCCCTGTTCGCTTCCATTGCTTTGTATTGTGCTAATTGCAGTTCTAAAAAGAATATTGCATTAGGAGGGTCAAGCCGATAATCAGCAGTCTTTAACCATCTAGTGAGTGCCAGGTCATGGTTAGACTCAACCACCACAACAGAGCTGAACGGGCGACACATAGCTTTCAAAGTTTGACACACATCTTTAATGTCATCTTCTACAGTGTCTTGCTTGTTAACGAACGCCTTGAATCTAAAGTAAGGATCATTAATGTTGTGGTGGTTTCTTGAGCTAAAGTCACACACATCATGCACTAACTGATAAGTAGGCTTCAACACATCTAACATTGAACCTTTGTGGCCAAATGCACCGTAAGCAGCATGAGGGTCTAACTGTTCAGCGTGAATGTCTCCATAGTTAATTGCTTCAACTTCGATGTTGGTGTAGAACTGGGTAGGTGTGTAATATGAGTCTAAATCATAGAACATACCTGAATCAGTCTCAGCAATCAACTGTCTAACAAACCATTCACCTGTAGCATCAATCTCAACAAACAAAGCACCAAAGACATGGTGGAAGGATGCCTTTTGTCCTGCCTTCTTCTCAATGTAGTTTCGCTGAGTTACCGCACCAGTGGTATACAGAATCCTTGGTGTTTCACCTTTATGAGAAGGTAAGCTCTCTAACTGCACTTTAGCATGAGGGAAGATGCCTGAGTTGTTCTTGGTATAAGAGTGCATACCACTCAATGGACTGGCTGCTGTTGGCAATATGTTAAGTTCACCACAGTAAATCAAGTCTGCTGCTAACTGGACAGGCTCAGAGCAGATGTAAGGTTTAATTAACGGGTCAAACCACTCACCTTCGTCTTTCTCTAAGTTTTGAAAACCAGACTTGTTATAACTGAACGTACCTACCAGGATTGTGGCATTGTAACGTTTTGCCATCACCTCAAGTGACTTAAGAAACGGCTTATGCACAAAACTATTATTCTGTGCCGATGTTATAATGAAGCAGTTACCAGGTAACTTCTTTATCTCTTTGTGATGGTCGTGGTATGTACCTGATGCGATAGGCTTCTCGTTTTTAGCCCACCATTGTCCATAGGTTACTTTATTTAGAAACCTGCTGATGCTAGACTGGCTGATACCAGTCATGTTGCTAATTGTGGCTAGGTTAGTTTTTTCATTATGTAAACGGAGCACTTCTAATTTAGTGCTATCACAATCTAATAGATTGCTTTGCGACATATTACATTTGTTTCCACTGAGTAAATTTAAGTTTAGCAGTTATGCCGGTGAATGTATGTTTGTCTATCATATTCATCAACTGTTTTCTTGTTACCCCTTTCTTCACTAGATCATTTATGTCTAACTTCTTATCGGGTACCATCGGCCATATCACAAGACTTCTTTTAGTATCAATAGCCTCTTCCATGTATTTAAGGATCGCATTGTTTCTGGGCTGTATGTCCCATATTAGAACATCCGCGTCCGACCTGTTAAGGTTAGCGTCACATGTAGCAATGCAGTTGTCCACGAACAGGCTGTCTAACGGCCCTTCTACACATCTAACCACTTCAGTGTCGTCTAGTCCATATCTACCAAACACCTTAACAACATCGTCTGATGCTTTAATTGATATGTACCTAAGTTTAGAGTCAGCGTCTAAACTCCTTCCCTGTATCATCTCTACTCTGCCTTCAGGTGTGACAAACGGTATGACAATCCTAGGCTCTTTCTTCAAGTCCTTTCCTGCCACTGGATCAATTAAGCAAGCAACTTCTGCAAAATTGTCTGTGTATAATAACTTGCCGTACTCTAAAACAGTTAACCCTCTGCCCTTCAAATACAGCAATGCAGGATGTTTAGAATCCAAAGAAACCACTGGAACGCAATGCTTTATAAACTCGCGATATAACACGCCTATTTCGCATTCTACGACGTTTTCTTGGATGAGTTGTGTAACTACACTATGCGTCTGTTCAGCCTGTTTAAATGTGTCAAACAGCGTTTCTTTCTTGTATACGTCAAAGTCCAACGGGTTATGCTCTTTCATAAAATTGTAGAAAGATTTGCTGTAACCACAATTGTGACAGTAGACGTTGAGCTTGCCTTTCTTACTGTAAATGTAGAACCTTGTGGCTTTGGGGTTTTTCTTTGAGTCTCCACAGACAGGGCATCTAGAACAGAACACGTCATTCTTCACCTTGGAGAATCGCTCAAGGTTATAACTAATTCTATTGAGCCATGCTAAATCTACATGAAGCTTTGGATGTATGACGCCAGTCGTTCTCATTGTTATAAATAATCCTAGTTACTACTTTTTAAACAATTTTAGCTTACAGGAACGTCAATATGTTGAATAAATATACACACGATACGTCTTTATATATTGTACAGGGGGAGTGATGGAATTACAAGAAGTAATGTTGTCTATTATTGGTGGTCTTGTTGCAGCGATTAGTGCTTGGTTCTGGCACGATAAGAAAGAAGCGAAGGCTGAACTTAAAGAGACACGAGAACAGATAGACCTTTTAAAAACGCAAACATCCCTTATAGAGAATCGGCTAGCACACTATACCACTCAAGCTGAAGTTAAAGAAATGATCAGAGAGTATATAGAGCCACTGAGACAAGACCAAAAAGAAATAAAGTCAGATCTCAAAGAGATTATTACTCTTATTGGACGGATGTCACAGGAATTAGCTGTAATCAACGCTCTGAAGGGTAATAACAATGGCAACGGTTCTAATAATAAGTCATAACACTGTAGACGAGACGGTTATTCGATTACTAAAAGAAAAGGGCCATAGTGTAGTCGTACACAATAACATAGATTCAGGGATATCTAAAGCTGTTGAAGTTCTTCCTGAATCTATCTTGTTATACCTTACTCCAAACGATAGTGGATTAAAGTTGATGGCAAAGTTGAAGGACAACTTCTATACAGAGTCGATACCTATTGTAGCAGTCAGTGACGTAACGGATAAGAAACAACGAGAGCTCATGTTTCTTGCTGGTGCTTTGGATGTAACGTGTGCTAATGAACCACCGGAATATGTTGTATCGTCTGTCACACCTGCTATTGAACTCGGGACACTGCAAAGGTTAGTGTCCCGAGTTATGAACAGATTATAGTTGACTGATATCTTCCAAGAACATACCACGCAATGTCTGGTTTTTAGTTTTGATCAGTTTAGATGAAAGTTCTTTATGCTCAGCTTCTAGCAACTTAACCTTTTCAACTGTGAGTGATCTAATTTGCATGCTAAGTAAAGAGTCGAAGTTGTTGTTATCGACCAACACCACTGCTGCCTTAATCTCATCTGCTGTCATCAAGTGAGGGTTCTTTGTTGAGTTCCACCAGTTGATGAATGTCAGCTTATCTGAAATTTTAGTAAGGTCTGTTTCTAAAGCAGCAACCTGATAATCCTTTCTTGGCTGGTACTGGTCAAGGCGGAAGTTAACAAACTCAATCAGTGCTTCAGTGACGTCATTATATCGCTTCAGTTTGTTGTTTGCATCCCACAAGGTAACGTTCTCACCAAACTTAAGAGACAGCTTAAATTTACTGATCAACTGTGCTTCAGTTAGACGCCCAACTTCTCGTGGTACTGTAACAACAAACTCAAATGAGTCTTCGTTTGAGTTGTTGTCAAAGTCTTTAACAACACCTTCATCCATCAGAGTGATTAGGATCTCTTTATACTTGTCTACGCTGTATTGTACAGGGAGTTCAGTGATTTTAAGCACCGTGGTACTAACCTTTTCAATGCAGCCTGTCATAATCCATTGAGTGTTAGAGTCGCCTTTAGTGATCTTACCTTTCCATCCATTGAAGTGTGGTGTCATGTATTTGCTAAGGTCTGGAATCACTGGTGTGTTGTTGCTAATACAGTCGATGATCACCTTAACTGCTGCAATGACATTAGCAGGGGATCTCGATAGAATCTTACTGCTATGCCCAGTACCTATGCCCATAACACCGTTAACAATCCACATCGGAACTACAGGTAAGAAGTATTCAGGATCTAACTGTTGCCCCTCTTCTTCTCTGTACTTGAGAATCGCATCGTCCTCTGCACGAATATATTGACGCAGATGTTCACTTGGCTTGGTGTAAATGTAACGAGGGTTAGCAGCCTCATCAGATAAAATAGAGCCAAACTGGCCAATAGGTTCAAACAAATTCACGTTGTTTGAACCTGGAAACTTCTGAGCAAGGCCTATAATAGTGGATGCTAACGCACCCTCACCATGGTTGTATGCAGTAAGTAACGCAGTAGCACTGGCTAATTGTGCTACCTTGATCTTATCTTTACCATGCTTAATAAGCCCATACACAGACTTCCGATGTGAGTCTTTGAAGCCGTCAACCACTGATGGAATGGATCGAACGTTGTCCAGGTTAGAAAACACTCTCAGATCGTCGTCGATAAATTTCTTTAAACGTTGTTCATTCATTGTAATAACCACTCCTTGCGTTCGTCTGCTTTAGACTTAGAGAATGCAATGTCTAAAGCATCAATGTCTGTTTTGTCTACAACTGTGATTTTAACAGTGTATTTCACATCAGTCAAGAATCGTTTGAAGTCAGCTGTCTGATATGTACCAAGGCCTTTGTAATAGTCTTTAGAGTGCTTGTTGGCAGTCTCTGCCCACTGATGATACTCATCTGATGTGAAGAACTCGTAAGTCTTCTTACTTGTCTTAGCAATCACTAATGGAGCATTCAGTTTATGAACAACACCTAAAGTGAATAGCTCTGGCCAGAACTCGTTAATCATGTTAAAAATTAGGCCTGAGATATGTTGACCATCAGGGTCCGCATCCGTACACATCAGAATCTTTGTAAAGCGTAACTCGTCCAGGCTATTCACTTTCTGCCCAATCTTAAGGCCCATGATTGCCATGAAGTTTTGAAACTCTTCATTGGATGCAAGTTTCTTAATCTCAATATCGCGGACATTAATAAACTTACCACGTAAAGGAAACACACCTAAGACCTTAGGGTCACGTGCTGACAGTAACGTCTTAGCAGCGGAGTCACCCTCACACAATGCCAACACGCATTTACTTCTGTCGGTGCCTGTGGCGTCGTCAAACTTAGCAATACGCTTCAAAAAGTTATTGGTCTGAGTTTGTTTGTTCAGCTTCTTCAGTTCCGCCAGCTCTTCTCTACGCTTTTCTGCTTCCACCCAGTTCAACACTTTCTGAACAATCTCAGACTCAAACAGTTGCTTAATGAACTTGTCTGAAGGTGTGTAGCTAGTACCGAAGTCACGTATTTCTGAACACATGAACTCTTTTGTTTGTGAGTTGAAGTGGGGTGCGTTAATACGACACTTCATAATCAAGAACAGTTGCTGCTTAATGATGTTGGGCTTGCAGTCGATCTTATGTTTCTTTTTAATCAACTCACGTAACTTGTTGACAATCTGGTTAGTCACATAGTCTACATGAGTGCCCCCGTTGTATGTGTCTACACCGTTAACAAAGCTGATCTGAGTGAATGTGTCGTTTGATGAAGCACATAATGCTATGCTAAAGTCTGCATTTTCTTCAAGAACGAACTTCTCTTTGTATAACGTAACATAGTCACTGAACTTAGAGATCTTCAGTTTAGCACCGTTTAAGTGGACAGTGATATTTGGATTACACCCGGCAACATCGTAGACACGTTTAACGATCTTATCCATGTTCTCATCCATACTAGACTTAAAGTAGTCATAGTCTGGAATGAATGTGATAGTCGTGCCCTTTTGTGTATTAGGTTGGATTGCAGGGGCAGAACGCTCAGTCATGCCGTTGTAAAAAATCTGTGTGAACTTATTTTTACCATCGCACGTTTCAACTCTGAAGTGAGTTGACATGATTGTGGTTAACTTGGAGCCTAAGCCGTTAACGCCAGCAGTGGTACGATCATCGTCATCGAAGTTAGAGCCTGACATTAACTCACCGAAGATCATCTCTGGAATGTATGTACCATATTCAGGATGCTTCTCTACAGGAATACCGCCGTCGTCTGAAATGACAATCTCACCTGTCATTGGATGTAACGTAACCCAGATAGAATTTACTTTGCCTGAACGGATGTGTTCATCCACACTGTTTGAGATAATCTCATCAAACAGTTTCAACACACCAGGGTTCCACTCAACTTCTTTCTGTTGCATTTTGTTGTTATCAACAATCCACTGAACAGATTCAGTCTTGTTGATGTTTCCGATATAAATGCCCGGCCGCTTTCTGATATGCTCTAATTGAGAAAGTTTTTTATATTTGGTGAGCTCGCTCATTTAGTGAGTCCTTTAATTTTTGTTAGCATGTTAATCATTTCATCTATACTTAGTGTTGGAATTTTTCCATTAGGGCATTCCATTACTATGCTCTTCCACTGGTTTGCTTTGTATGATGCTAATACGACATTGCCTTTAACGTAACCTTTAGAAGAGTCTACCCGTTCAATTGTTAACGAATTGTCTTCTATGTTAGCACCTTTGATTGGTGTTAACGTGACTCCGGTATAAGCACAAGTGTTAGAGCTTAACAGCTTTTTGAAGTCAGTAAAAGATAAATCAAATTCAATACCACGTTTTTCCGCGTTAGCATACTTCTCTGCATACTTCTTAGCGACGTATGCGTCAAACTGGCGTTTTCTAGAAAAGGTTGATACTGGAGTTTCATCTACAACAGACGTATCATTAGCGTCTGTCACTGCTACTTCTACTTTCTTGGCTTTAGGTGATTCGTATCCATGAGCAATCAGCTTAGGCATGAAACGTTCAGACGGTGCCCACTTGAACATAGCGTAGATGTCGTTGATGAACTGTTGGACTTTAGGACTTCCATGTGGTGCCTTAAGCACAATGTTGCCAAGATCAGCTGAGTAAGACAGCTTGTCCGCTGCGGTGTAAGTCATGTGCTGGAAAGTGATGCTTTTCATTCTAGTGCCTTCATAATAAAGTGTTCACGTCATGTGTTTATTATACATAGCTCTAGCAGAAAAACAAGAAGGGAACCTAAATTCCCTTCTTTATTTTTGGATGTCGTTAAATCTTAACGACTTTTCGTGTCTTCTCGATGCTCAATGTTGTTTCAACATCTGCGAAAGTAACCACGGCGTCGATCACATCTTCGTCACCAAACCACACACGACCGATGATCAATGTATAGTTCATGTCAGCCAGGATAACTTCAGTGCGGCGTTTCTGTTCAGTTAGCAGCACCTTAGTAGACTCAAGCATTTCTTTTGACATTGGGCTGTACTGTTCCAGGTTTTTAGCAATTAAGCCATCCGCCACGTTCAGTTTCTTCTTCTCGCTCACTTTCTTGCGTACTGCGTCAAGTGAAGGTAAAGAAGACATGCCCTTGATTTTGTAATCCAGTTCTAGAGCCATGTATTCGTCAGTCGCTTCTTTAGCTACTTGACCAACTGGGCTGAAGCCATAGTCACGCACACCAATAGAAGATAACCATGCAGCTTGTGCTTCACCGTACTTCTCGATCATACCTTGGATCTTGGCGTCAGAGCCGCCTTGTTCTTTGATAAGGCCGTTCACCACTTTCAGTGCTGCTTTGTAATGTTCCAAGTTAACGATGGTATTAACATACTCTTGCATGCTAACACTTTCAATCCGAGCCCGGTTAATAACAGGGACATCTTGTAACTCAATTGCAATGTAGCTCTTTTCGCCATCACCGTCGATAAAAAGGGCCTTGACACCATCCAGGTTAGGTAATACACTGTTTTCAACGATAACCGGAATATGTGTCACGTTCTTAGTACCATCTTTGATAATGGCATAGTTACGGTGAATGTGTGACTGGACTGACTTCAATCCGAATTCGTTGTCCGGTAATTCAACCACACCGTTAACGGTTGTCCCGATGGAAACGTTAGGGCGAGTAGAGTTAAAGACTAAACCACGGAGAGACACATTGCTCATTGGTGATTTTACGAATCGAGGTAAGACAGAGTCTTCTTTGGCCACAGAGCCTTTAGAGATCTTATTGTACGACCAGTAAGGGCTGTCCAATACCAGTTTAGCATCACTGTTAGCAAGAGTGACTAACACGTCTAAGACTGTCTTAGCATTCTTGTTAGGGACGCATGAGTCTGAACGGCCTTCTACCCAACGTAAGGTCACATCGAACACTGCTGCCTGAACTTTTTCTTCAACAACAGACAGTTCTTGTTTGGTGAATGCGTTTTCGTATGCTTTAACCAAAGCCACATCACCTAACGCTTCCAATGCTTTCCATGCAACTGCTGCATTGCCCATCTTAATGGCGTAATACAATACCAAGTATAGATGGTCATCTGCTAAACGTGTGAAAGATTCACCAGGCGTAACAGAGAACACACGAGGGGTATCTTCAGGAACACTAACGACGCCGTTTTCTACAGCAACGATACGAATCTGTGAGCCTTGGATATACAGCACGTGAGTTGCTTTCTTGTTGACTTTAACTTCAACCTGCGGCACACGAGATACACCAGTCACTGCAATGTTAATGGCGTCTTCGTATTTTTCAGTACCTTCAGCGAACAGAACCACACCGTTGTTAACTTGGGCCATTTGAGCCAGCATGTCACGGTCAGCATAATAGCCGTATTCAATGAAAGATACGCTTTCGTATTTGGTTTTCAGTTGAGAAGCAGCAGCCAAGATGTCTTGCTTGTTGAACTGGTTATCACAACCATCAGTCATCATGATGAAGTTGTTCAACTTGCCTTCGCTAAGAGTCAGTGACATAGCGAGTTTAATTGGATCAACGAACCCAGTTAAGCCACGGCATACGATGTAACGATCAATTGCAGTGTGCATAGTTGATACAGTGCTTGCGTCAGACACAGCAACGTTTTCAAATACTACACCGCACTCACCACGACCACTGAACCAAATAACAGAGAAAGTATCGCCTGGTTGGGCTACCATACTCACAATGTTTTTCAAGTTCTGCCGGATCTTAGGCAGAT